TCATGCATAGTGATAATCCTTGTGCTGCGCGCCGGCCGTGGCAGGCTGAATGAGCGTGAAGGTAGGCAGAACTTCCGAACCCTTGGCGCGGACATACTTTTCGCGCAACGCGCGGCACTCAAGTTCGAGCATGAGCGCTGCTTTTCTTGCAGTGTCGTGCGGCTCGATCAAACCGCACCAGAAGCATTGCGGTTCGCGCCAGTGATGGACATAGCCATCGCCATCCGTCACCTCGTCCCATAGACGATCGACCCCGTCGGCAAGGTCTTTCGATTCCGAGTTATTGCGGCCATCGGCCAGTAAAACCACACTGAGATAGAAGCCATGGACGCGCGAAAAATTGACCGTGATAACACCACCTCGAAGCAGGTTCTTGATGGATGCCGCACGGTCGAGGCAATCTCGCAGGGTATGCAGGTCGTCCTGGATCAAAGCGATGCTGGGCCGGTGCAGTATGTCGGGCTGCCGATGCACCTTTTCGCCCGACATTTCCTGCTGGAACAGCGACTCGTTGGCCGTCACGCGCTCGTGCAGCAAATACGCGGCCTGCTCGTTCGCTGGCATGAACGTCTTGCGCAAGAGCGCCACCTTATGCGCAAGCACCGGCGTGTTACTGGAAAAAGCAGCTTCGACGGCTGGCTCAATCGACATCCAACTGGCGCTGCTCTTGTGTTGCCATTGATTTGCGCGTGCGACGGCCTGGGTACGGTCTCCTTCATGACGAGCCTGCTCACACAGGTCGCGGATAAATACTCCCATTTCCCTGCGATCGGCCATTGTGCTGACGAGCTGGTTGAAGCGGCTCGACAACAGGGTGCGTAGCAGGACGTCAATGACGGAGACGTCATCACGATCCGCACTCGGAAGAGTCCGGCACAGCTTCAGGCGGCCGGTCAGGCCATCCAGATCATGTTCGCTAAAGAACATGGGGCGCCCATTGAAAATCTGCGGCACCAGCTTGACCGCCGCGCGCAGCTTTCGGGAGTAGTCGTCCACAAACGAATACGTGGTGCCGTCGAGGCAATGGGCGATGCCGAAATCGATGCCCGCTTGCTGGATGCAAACATCGTGCTTGCTTACGCTGGGCGAATTGCTCGCATACGAGGTGCTGTTCATCACACCACCTCCTTCGCGCCTTCAATGTCACGAGTGCGGGGGCGTGCTTTCAGCCACGCCTCAACCTCGTCAGCGATGTAGACGGTTTTCCGCGTACCAAGCCTGATCGGCAAAGGCCAGGTCGGATCGTAGTAAGGGGATTTGGGGTCTTGCCAGCTAAATCGGGTAGTTTTTCCGATGCCGATCAAGGTATCAACTTCGGCGCCCCGTAGGTGGAGCGGTTTGATGGTGTTCATGTGACCTCTGAGCATACCGTTGTAGCTGCGTGAGGGGTCGTAGCAACTGCGAGCGCCCACCACCCAGCATCCAAATTAATAGATGTGGAAGGGGTCGCAGTACGACCGCACGTCGGCGAACTACAAAGGTGACCGCTGCTCAAGTCAGAGGTACAAAGAACTACCCGGACAACCGGCGAGATGCGCCAGTCATGCGAAAGCTGGTTGGTGCGTCAACCAAGCTTGGCGTAAATGAGACCACAAACTTTCTTGCGAAGCAACATATCGGGATCTCAAAGTTCCGGCGGCTGGTCACGCACTGCGCAATTGAGTGACCGACGCACCGGACACACACCGATCTAGGTAGTCCGACCACGCCTGCATCATCTTGGCGCGAGGCTCCAGATACAGCGCGTGGTTGTATGCCGCGCTGACATCGTTGCGCTCCTGATGCGCCAACTGCAACTCGATGTGCTCGTGCGGCCAGCCTTGTTCGTGCAGGATCGTCGAGGCAATGCCCCGGAACCCGTGTCCGGTCATACGCCCCTTGTATCCCATGCGCTCCAGTGCCTTGAGGATCGTGTTGTTCGACATCGGCTTTTTGAAATCGCGATCACCGGGAAATAGCAGTTCTCGATGGCCGGTCAGGGTATGCAACATACGGAGCAGGGTCACGGCCTGACGTGACAGCAACACGATATGCGGCGATTTCATCTTCATCCGCTCGGCCGGAATGTCCCAGCGGGCCTTATCTAGATCGAACTCCTCCCACCGCGCCCCGATCAACTCGCTGGTGCGCACGAAGGTCATCGCCATCAGCTTCATCGCCATGCGGGTCACGCTACTACCCTGGTAGACCTCGATATGCCGCAGCAGCACAGGCAGCTCCTTGGCATCCACACGTGCGTAATTCTGCTTCCGGCGCGAAACAAGAATGTCACTTGGCCGGATTTCGGTTGCCGGGTTGCGAGTAGCCAAACCGTGAGCGATCGCGTAGCGAAAGATCTGACTACAGGTCTGCAGGGAACGCTTAGCAATATCCAGCGCGCCACGCCCCTCAATCGTCTTGGTCATGCGGACCAGTTCAGGAGCCTGGATCTCGCTGATCGGACGCTGCCCGAGCACCGGGAAGATATCAGTTTCCATGCGGCGCAGCACGTAGTCAGCGTGCCGGGCGCTGCGTGACGGCGACCAGTGATCCCACCATTGGCGGGCGACCTGCATGAAGGTCGTACCGGCCGGAGCAAAGGCCTGCTGCTTGCGTTCGGCCATCGGGTCGGCGCCGGATGCCAGCAGCTTACGTGCGGTCTGATGAGCTTCGCGTGCTTCCGCCAAAGACACGTCAGGGTACACGCCCAGAGCCATGACCTTCTCCTTGCCCTCGAAGCGGTACTTCCAGCGCCAATACTTGCCCGCTTGATTGACCAGCAAGTAGAGCCCGCCGCCATCAGCGAGCTTGCGGGGCTTGTCGGAAGGTTTTTCTTTACGGACTTGTAGGTCAGTCAGCGGCATGAGGGGGTATCTAGTATTGGAGGCAGAAGGCATACCCCCAAAAGTACCCCTCGGTGCTCCGGATTGCAACGAACCACCTCGGACCCTCTAGACGAAAAAAAACCCGTGGAGTGTTATTCCACGGGCTTTTTCTCTTCTTCTCCGAACCGACTTGCACCGTCTCGGAGTACATCTTGGCGGAGAGGGTCCTTTTTGAACCCCTCTCAAGACCTAGGGCAACGGTCAGGGAGCCATCCTGAGCGTCAAATTCTTGGCCCTAAGCAGCGAGCGAAAAACCTTCTTCACGTTCTCGTAGATGCCTGCACGTTTTGCCTCTTCGCGGGCGATGGCGCATAGCGCTTCTGCGGCACTTACGCCTGCTTCTTTTGCGAGGATCAGGGCTGCTGTGTAGTTCGGCAGCGTCTGGCCTTTGGCGTATCGGTCGAGGCTGGGCTGTGGGATGCCCATCTCTTTTGCGGCTTTGTTGACCTTTCGGTCATGCAGAGCTTTCGCAATCAGTTCCGAATATTCCATAGAAAACTCCAATTGGTGATTCTACTCATCGGTGAGTACATTCCGTCTTGTACTCACGCATGAGTAATTCATTCGTGAGTGCAAGTTAACCATACACCAATCGACCGCCCTACGGGGCTACTGCCAGAAGCGGGTCGATGTGGTGGGTGGTCTAAGCAACCTTCTCTACCTAGCTCATTCGTCGGAGCCACCATGTCGAACGCTCAGAAGCTCACCATCATCGCCATCAACAGCCGTAACGGCGTCTCCGCCAAGACGGGTCGACCTTATTCGATGCACGAAGCGCAATGCATCCTGACCGAAGGTGTTGCCGACGCGACTGGCGTCATGTCCGAACAGATGAAGGTTGGCCGCGTGAACGTCGCCGACGAACTCAAGGACACCGTACCCGGCGACTACGTGGCCGATTTCAAGCTGTTCGTCTCGCGCGATGGTGAGCTGGTCGCGCGCATCGTTGGCCTCAAGGCTATGACTGTTTCTCGCCCTGCTCCCCCCGCTGCCGAAAAGAAAGCGGCCTGATCTGATCGAAGGAAGCCCGCGTTGCCGGGCTTTTTCAGTTTACGGGGTCTCCATGGTCGATCTGCACGACAAGTACACGATGCAGCTGCCCTGCATGCGCACGCCGCTTCCGATGATGCGGTATCGGGCGCAGCTGCGTTTGCGTGAGTTCCTCGACTACCGGGATTGGGTTGGCGGCGAGGTTTCTGTGCAGGTGAATGAGTTTGCTGCGGCGGCGTTGCAGGCGGCCGGTGGCATTGCGGGGAGGTGGTGATGGTCTCGTCTGTCGATGCGGTGGTGGTGGCGTTGTTCGTTCTGCTGCTGACGCTGTTGGTGCCGGTGTGGGCGATCTGGAAATCCCCGGAGGCGTTCTGGTCTGGGGCGTTGGGTGAACCTGCTGCTTCGTCTGCGTGGGCGGTACACCTGCGCAGCGCTCGTATCCATTTCATGGATTCGATCTGGCTGAGGGAAGAGGCCTACGTGAATCTCGATGGCGAGGGGCTCGATCTGGCGGATGAGTTTTTGCGCGATGCGCTGCATCGTCTCGGCGGTCTTGCGGGGGCGTGGTGATGAAGCTGCCTAACCCGCTCTGGTTGCTGTTGGTCGGCTGGCTTGCGACAGCGGTTGCGCACAACGCTTGGCGCTTGTTTTCGGTGATTGGTTTCTCCGGCGTGTCCATGTTGATTCAAGGCGGGCATGGGGTGGCGCGAGCGTGCTTGCTGCTGGCGGTGGTTCTGGTGGTTGTCCGCCTTGTTCGGCGTTTCTTTCGGAGAGCGTGATGTCAACCCTTGCTGAGATTGAGGCTCAGATTGCTGAGCTGGAGGAAGCCAATGAGAACCTGCACGACTCGTTGGATTCTGCGGAGTCGATGGACGATGCCGAGGCCATCGAGTTTTTTGGAAGTCTGGAAGAGCGTGACGAGGCGATTGAAGCCTGGGAGGCGGCGATCCAGTCGAACCTGGAGCAGATTGCCGAGCTGGAAGGCTGATCGTGGCGCAGTGTGTGGTGATTCAAAACGGTGGTCTGGTTTTCACGACCGATCCGCCACAGAGCTGCAGCGGCTATCTGCTGTTGCAGCCAAGCGAATACTCGAACGTGATGGCTTTGTCCGGCGCGTTCACGTATCCCAGCGCGAGCGATTTCGCGGCCGCGTTTACCGCTGGGTTTCAATGGCCGGTGTTTTTCTTCATCGTTGCAATGCTGGTGTCCAAGGTCGCTTCTTTTTTCGATAGGGGTTGAACATGAAACTGATGCAAAAACTGGCGGCTGGTGCCGCTCTGGCGGTCGGCGGTGTGGGTGCAGCGATGGCTCAGACCACGACCGGTGGTACGTCCATCGACTTCTCGTCCATGACGGGTGCCGTGAGCGCGACGGCCGTGGTTGCCGCGCTGGTGGCCATGGGCGTGGTCAAGATCGGCCCGGGCTTCGCGAAGTGGGCGCTGAACAAGGTCGCGGCGTTCTTCTGATCGGTCCGCGTCGATGTAGTACGGCTCAGTGGCTCCCCGGCGCTGAGCCGTTTTCGTTTCTGGAGGTCGCATGCTATGGCTACTGTTCTGGGGTTTTATCGGTGCGCTGTGCGCGTTGGCGGTCATGGTCGGTTGGGAGGTTGGCTCGCGCTGATCGTTGCGGGCCTTTTGGCTGTAGGGACCGCGCAGGCGCAATCGGTCGGCGTGGATTTGACGGTGAGGCAGAGCGGGGCGTCGGTGCCGCAGACACCATCTGGCAATGTGATGTCCGTGCTGGTGCCGATCACCATCGGTGTGGTCGCGGTCGGCGCTGCTGCGGTGGCCTTGCCTGCCACTGGCGCGCTGGCGATCAGTGGTGACGTGATCGCGGCTGCGGGGATGTCGATGATTCGCAGTCGCGTGATTCAGGGCGCGGCGTTGATGACGTTGATGGGTACGTTGGGCGGTGACGTAAGTTTGGACGGCAACGGCAACGTGGTGGCGCCTGCGATATCAGCCAATGCTGGTGACACAGGGTTCAATGGCTGGGGCTGGACTTACGGCTACAACACATCCGCTTCCGGCGGCAATATTGCGTATGGCGTTGCTGCGTCGCCTGGTGCCGCGTGCTCTGCGATGTTGGCGGCAGACGTGTATTTGGCGGGTCAGAACGCGAAGCTTGCGGGTATTCGCGCTACGGGTAATGGCACAAGCTATGAATGTCATTTCACCAACGATGGTGGCTCCAATTTCTATGCGGGCGTCGGTCAGTCTGGTAGCTGCATCAGCGGCTACGTTTCGTCTGGCGGTTCCTGCGTTCCTGATCCGGCTGGGCCTAAGCAGGCCGCTACGGATACGCAGATTCAGAATGCGATCAAGGCGCATCCATCGAGCTGGCAGCAGGTCTATAACGATGGCGGCTGCACGGCTCAGGCGAATATTCTGGTTTCGTTCAGTCCTGGGCAGTCGAATCCGTGCCTGTCGATGATTGGCGATTCGTCTACGGGTTTTGGGGTGTCGTTTTCGACGGGTGGTTCAAGTTGGACCAATAACGGCTGCGCGGTAAATAGCACGTCCTGTCCGTCTGCCACGGTGACGACTGCGCCGAAGACCGACACGCAGACGAAGGTCAATGCCGATGGCACGACAACGAAGACGACGACTACGACAAACACTTCGACTACGTTGACTGGGACGCAGGATCGCGTGAACCCTGTTCAGGGCCAGACTACGACGAGTACGTCTGTGTCGACTACGACGACGAATCCTGATGGCAGCACGACGACGACTACGACGACGACTACGGATCAGGCGCCACCGGCTACTGCGGGCAATCCGGCCAATCAGCAGCAGCAGGATCAGCAGCCGACCACTGCGACGTTTAACGGCCCGAGTCAGGCGCTTTATAAGCAGAAGACGAAGACCTTTGATGATGTCTTGAACGGTTTTGTGTCTCGTGTGCAGCGCATGCCTTGGTATAGCGCCATGACGGGGTTTTTCAACGTGGCGATAGGTTCTGGGGCGTGTCCTTCCGATTGGGTTGTTCAGGCGACGGAATGGAATCCACGGTTGGATATGACGCCCTACGTGTGCAGCAGCAGCATGATGACGATGTACCAGCTCGGCGGGGTTGTGGTGTTGCTGGTGGCCGCTTGGGCCGCGTTCAAGATCGCATTTTTTTGAGCGGGGTGATCCATGTTTGATGCAGTCATCAATGCGTTGTCGGCGCTGGCTCAGTGGTTGGACGGCATCTTCGTCGCCATCTTCGCGGCGCTTTGGCAGATCACGGAAGATTTGTTCATCGACTCATTGGATCTGCTGTTGCAGGGCGTGACGGCGGTTCTTGGCACATTGCCGGCGCCGACGTTTTTGAGCGGTGTGAGCTTGCAGTCCGCGTTCAACTCGTTGGGCGGCGACATTCTTTTTTTCTTCGGCGTCTTCAATATCGGGCAGGGCATCGGCTTGCTGGGTGGCGCGTTCGCGTTTCGTATGGCGCGCAAAGTCGTGACGCTTTTCCAATGGTGATGTCATGCTGATCGTTCACGAAGGGTTGCCCGGCGCGGGCAAGACGTGGGAGGCCGTGGTTAAGCGGCTGATCCCTGCGCTGCAGAAAGGCCGCAAGGTTTATGCGCGCATTAACGGGCTGGATCACGCCAAGATTGCCGAGGTGGCTGGGTTGCAGCTTGACCGGGTCACGCAGCTGCTGCATGAGATTCCGGAAGGTCAGGTGTTGCAGTGGAACGAGCTGGTGGAGAACGACAGCTTGGTCATCTTGGATGAGGCGCAAAACTTCTGGCCGCATGGGGCAACGCGGACGATGCCACCGGATCAGATCAAGGCGGTTGCTGAGCATCGTCATCGTGGCCTGGACATTGTGCTCATGTGTCAGGTGCTGCAAGGCGCGGGTGGTGTGCATCCGGTTTGGGTCAACCGGGTTGATCAGAAGATCGTCTTCGAAAAGCTCAATGCGCGCGGCAAGGATGACCGGTACAAGTGGACCGCGTACAAGGGGCTGCATAACGGCACGAAGATCAAGTTCACGCAGATCAACAAGGGGACTGAGGGCTACGATTCGAAGTACTTCGGCACGTATGCGAGCCATCAGGCGGCGACGGAAAACACGGAGACGTATCAGGACGCGCGGACGAACGTTTGGAACAATCCGGTGCTCAAGCGTTGGTTGCCGCTGTTCGGTGTCGCGCTGGTGGTTGCGGTTTGGTATCTCTGGCATGCCCTCAAGGGCGGTGGCCTTGAACAGAGCATGAGTGCGGGTCATAAGGTCGAGACGAAGACGGCCGTGGTGTCAGCGCCGCCGACGGTGGCGGCACAGCCCGTGGCATCTGGTGTGCAGGCTGGTGTGAGTCAGGCCCAGCCGGTGGCGGCGAAGGCGGAGCCCGTGACGGGTGGTCAGAAGCAGGATGCGATGGCTGATGACTACGTGGCGTCGATCTCGCAGAAATGGCGGGCGCGGCTGTCTGGCTTGGCGTGGGCTGCGAACAGGGCGCGGCTGGTGGTCGAGTGGTACGACGAATCGAACAGGGTTAAGGAACGGCTGAGCGCTGCCCAGCTCGAAGAGTTCGGCTGGGGCGTTGCTCGCTCGGCGTACGGTGACCACGTGATTCTGTCGAAAGGCGGTGTGCATGTTGCCGTGACGGCTTGGCCTATCGAAGAGTTCGGGCGGGTGAGCGACCGCGATAATCAGGCGCTGCATGAGCTGGCTGTGGGCAAGAGCGGTGGTTTGCCGTCCAGCGATGCTTCTACTGAGCGTGCGCCGGTTGTTCCTTCCGCTGATCGGGCGCAGGACGTTCCGGCTGCCGATGGGCGGCAGCGTTGGTCTCACGGCTAGAATTTTCGTTACGAATTAAATTGTAACGTTAATTGATTTACCGTTACCAGTAACATAAAATAGAATCATCAAATCGGGAGCGGAATATGCGTGACGTAACGGATAATGTGACGGTCGATCTGCCGGGGATGGAGCAAAGGCGTGGTCGCGGTCGTCCGCGTAAGGCGCACGCTATGACCAACGCGGAGCGCCAAGCCGCATATCGAGCTCGTCGCAAGGCTCAGCAGCCTGTCGATCGGAGCGTTACCGTAACGAAAATGCTCGCTGATGTTGATGCCTATGATGAGTGCCGGCTGGAGGTTGACCAGCTCCGCGAGCAGTTGGATGAGGTGCGCCGAGAGAAGGAGATTGCTTGGCGCGTGATGCGTGAGCAGCGCGACAAGGCTGAAGAACTGGGTCGCGAGCTCTTTCAGCTGAAGAAGCGGCTACTGCAGGAAAAATCCGTTACGCCGAGTAACGGAAATCTGACAGAGATAGAGGCGTTGCGCCGCCAGCTTATGACGTGCGAGGACGGTCGTCAGGAAGCGTTGCGTTACGCTGGCGCCTTGAAAGAGAGGCTTGCGAAGTTTGAGTTGCAGCAAAAATCCGTTACGTCGAGTAACGAAAATAAGGAGTTGGTCGTAACTCCCGTTACCAAGGCGACCGTAACGAAAAAGCCTGCAACGAAGGTTTGTACGCTGGAAGAATGGCCCTTCCCAGGCGATTCAGAGACGCGACCCAAGCGTGCCTAGCGTCGGGAGTGTCCGCGCCGTAGTCGGAGCCGCTAGGGGGCCCCTCTGGGGACACGGGAGTGTTGGCTAGGTGCAGGACGGTTGACGCCCGGAGGGCGCCGGGCGGGACCGAGCAGCGGGTATGACCACAAGCATGTCCGTTCTGCGCCGCAAGCAAACACCCCCTCTCTTGCAAGCTACCCCCAGGCACGTTAGGCGGGCCGTTGCGCTGTTTTCCGGAGGTGGTGGGTACGTAGGGAGGGGTGACGGTCGCGAGCCCCGCCCGCCCACAGCGAAGCGAGGACGGACGGGGCGAGCGCAGCGAGCCCCTACTTGTAGTAATAACACTTAACGGAAGAGAGGCACGGAAAGCCAAGCGCGGCAAGGGTTCGCGGGCTGACCGGCCAAAGAAAAAGCCCCGCAAGCGCGCCAACGCCTCGGGGCCGACACGGTAGCTCTAACGGTTGGACACCCTACCATGCGTGAAACTACGATAGCAGAAAACTATGAATATGGCCAATCGGCCGTTTGGGGGAGTGATGAGCATCGGGCTAGCGCTGAGGTTGGCAGGGTTCAGCGCGAGGAGTCAGCCGCTGAGTTCTGGCCGGAGGGGCCTGCGCGGCATGACATGGTTGCCAAGGTTCGCGCTTTCGAAGACGGTAGTGTCGAGTTCAGCGGCTATCGGCGCACCGTCGTCCAACGCTTGAACGACCTGCGCGATTTGCCGCGGCGTGCGCGTGGCGCCAAACCTGAAACCGAAGACGACAAAGAAGCTCGGGCCACTAGCGTCAAGTCTGCGGCGAAGCGCGCCAAGCAAAACGTCCGCCTGCGCTGCAAGACGGCCCGGGTTACGCACATGATTACGCTCACCACGCGTGAATGCATTACCGATTTGGAGCGTTTCCTGAAGCTTTGGGACACTTTCCGGCGCACGATGGCCCGGCATAGTGAGTTCCACTACATCGCTGTTCCTGAGCCGCAGAAACGCGGCGCATGGCACATGCACGTCGCTGTTTCAGGTCGAGCGGCGCTCAACCTCGCGCGGCGGGCATGGCTGAAGGTCGTAGGCGGTCGCGGTAAGGGTTACTGCCACATTCGTAACCCCCAGGGCGCGCATTTCGGCAAGCAATGGAAGCTCGATGCGCTGGCTAGCTACATCGCCAAGTACATCGGCAAGGATATTGCCGATACCCGTTTCAATAAGAAAAAGTACTACACCAGTCGCGGCATCAATGTTCCGGAGGCTGTGGTATACGCCATTGAGAACAGCAAACCGAACTGCGGTGATGCGCTGAAGGACGTGCTTACTACGCTCTGCGCTGAGTTCGATATCGCGGACATAAGGTGCTTCGTTGCCATCGATGGTTCGTCGTATTTCGCCAGTGCTTCGAAGCCTGTTCTGCTTGCGGGCTAGCAGCCTCGGTCGCTCATTTCCTGCTGGATCGTCATGATCTGCGCGCGCTGGCGGTCGATTTCTAGCTGGCCTGAGGTTCGTGGCAGGCTCTGCGTGTAGATGTTCAGGTCCGCCTTGAGCTGAGCGCAGCGGGCAGCGTCGTATGGGATTGTTCTGGTGGTCTGCGTGGTGACGGTGCCATCGGCGCGCGTTGTGGTCGTTGTCGTTGTCGTGACGGTGTATGCGTTCGCGGCGATGGATAGGGTTGCTGCCGATACTGCGATGAGAGTCTTCATGGCGTTCGTCTAGCTGTGGTGGTTATGCTGCGTCGAGTAGGCTGAGTTGCTGGCGCTCTTGGCGGCGCTTAATTGCACGTTTGATGCTGCTGACGTGCGTGCCGAACTGGCGTGCGATGGCTGTCTTGGTCATCTGGCCGGCGAACCAAAGGCGAAGCGCTTCTTCTTCGTCTTCCGGGCTCAATGCGTAGTGTCTGCCTAGCTTTACGCCTCGCTGTACAGCGGCGGCCATGCCTGCCCTGGTGCGTTCGCGGATGAGCTCTCGTTCGAACTCGGCAAACGCCCCGACCATGTGGAAGAGCATTCGGCCTGCGGGCGTTGTGGTGTCGAGCGATTCTGTCAGTGATCGGAACTGAGCGCCCTTCTCTTCGATGCGCTCAATGATGCGTAGCAAGTCCTTGAGCGATCGCGCAATGCGATCCAGCTTGTACACAACAACAGTGTCGCCGGGCTTGAGCATGCGTAGAAGCTTCTCTAGCTCTGGTCTTCCAGCGGTTGTTCCGCCGCTTCTCTTTTCGGAAAAAATAAAACCGACGCCTGCTTTCGCGAGTGCGTCGGTTTGAGCGTGAGTCTCTTGTTCTTGCGTCGAGACTCGGGCATAGCCGTATTGCATCCAACCCCTCGAAAACGTTTTTTCTTGGGATTGTACTGGCTGCCCTAGGTCATGGCGGAGAGGGTGGGATTCGAACCCACGGTACCGTTGCCGGTACGCCTGATTTCGAGTCAGGTACATTCGACCACTCTGCCACCTCTCCTGGTAACTGGGTCGCTGTATCGCGAAACCGCGACTATAACAGACTTTCGCGCCCCGTTTCAAGAGGCACGCGCAATCTTTGTCAGGCCGCCGGTTTCAGCACCGATTGGCCGCCCAGGTACGGGCGCAGCGCCGCCGGCACCGTCACCGAACCGTCGGCGTTCTGGTAGTTCTCCAGCACGGCCACCAGCGTGCGGCCCACTGCGAGGCCGGAGCCGTTGAGCGTGTGCAGCAGCTCCGGCTTGCCCTGCGCATTGCGGAAGCGGGCCTGCATGCGGCGCGCCTGGAAATCGCCCATGTTGGAGCACGAGCTGATCTCGCGATAGGTGTTCTGCGCGGGGATCCACACCTCGATGTCGTACGTCTTGGTGCTGCCGAAGCCCATGTCGCCGGTGCACAGCACGACGGTGCGGAACGGCAACTCCAGCTTGCGCAGGATGTTCTCCGCATGGTGCGTCATGGCGTCCAGCGCCTCGAACGACGTCTCCGGCTGCACGATCTGCACCATCTCGACCTTGTCGAACTGGTGCTGGCGGATCATGCCGCGCGTGTCCTTGCCGTACGAGCCGGCCTCCGAGCGGAAGCACGGCGAATGCGCGGCGAACTTCATCGGCAGCGCATCGCCCGCGACGATCTCATCGCGCACGAGGTTGGTCAGCGGCACCTCGGCGGTCGGGATCAGGTAGAAGTTCTCGACGTGCTCGCCGGCCTCGGCTTCGGTGGCCTGTCCCATCTTGCGGGGCACGCGGAACAGGTCTTCCTCGAACTTCGGCAACTGGCCGGTGCCGCGCATCGACGCGGCATTGACGATGTAGGGTACGTAGGCCTCGGTGTAGCCGTGCTCCTGCGTGTGGGTGTCGAGCATGAACTGCGCGAGCGCACGATGCAGGCGCGCCACCGGGCCCTTGAGCACCGCGAAGCGCGAACCGCTCAGCTTGGCGGCCACGTCGAAATCCAGCCCCAGCCCGGCGCCCAGATCGACATGGTCCTTGACCGGGAAGTCGAACGCGCGCGGCGTGCCTTCGCGACGCACCTCGACGTTCTCGGCCTCGCTCTTGCCGGCCGGCACGCTCTCGTGCGGCACGTTCGGGATCGACAGCAGCAGGTCCTGCAGCCTGCCCTGCACCACGTCGAGCTGCGCGGCCGAGGCCTTGAGCTCGTCGCCGATGCCTGCGACTTCCGCCATCACCGCCGAGGCGTCCTCGCCCTTGCCCTTGAGCATGCCGATCTGCTTGGACAGGCTGTTGCGGCGCGCCTGCAGTTCTTCGGTACGGGTCTGGATGGCCTTGCGTTCCGCTTCGAGCGCGGCGAAGCCGGCCACGTCGAGTTCGTAGCCGCGGTCGTTCAGGCGCGCGGCGACGGCGTCGATGTCTTTGCGGAGCAGTTGGATGTCGAGCATGGTGAGGAGGAAAACCGAGGATGGCGAACGATCGAAAGGGCCGATTTTATCGCACCGGCCCCGGCCTCAGTCGTCGCGGGAGGATTTGTTCTTCTGCTGCGCCAGCCATTGCGCGTCCAGCTCGCGCAGGTGCCGCAGCTTGTCGCCGATCTTGCCTTCCAGCCCGCGCGGCGTCGGCACATACCAGCCTTGGGGCGACAGGTCGTCCGGGAAGTAGGTCTCGCCGGCTGCGTAGGCTTCGGGCTCGTCGTGGGCGTAGCGGTAGGCGTGGCCGTAGCCGAGCTCTTTCATCAGCCGGGTCGGCGCGTTGCGCAGGTGGACCGGCACCGCCCGCGACTTGTCATGGCCGACGAAGGCGCGCGCCGCGTTGTAGGCGTTGTAGCCGGCGTTGGACTTGGGCGCGATGGCCAGGTAGATCAGCGCCTGCGCCAGCGCCAGTTCGCCTTCGGGCGAACCCAGGCGCTCGTAGGTCTCGGCGGCATCCAGCGTGATGCGCGCGGCGCGCGGATCGGCCAGGCCGATGTCTTCCCAGGCCATGCGGACGATGCGGCGCGCCAGGTAGCGCGGGTCGGCGCCGCCGTCGAGCATGCGGCAGAACCAGTACAGCGCCGCATCCGGATCGGAGCCGCGCACCGACTTGTGCAGCGCGCTGATCTGGTCGTAGAAGGCATCGCCGCCCTTGTCGAAGCGGCGCAGGTTCTCCGACAGCGCGGAGGCCAGCAGCGCCTCGTCGATGGCCGGCACGGTCTCGCTCCCGGCCTGCGCGCGCGCGGCGCGGGTGACGATCTCGATGTTGTTCAGCAGCTTGCGGCCGTCGCCATCGGCGGAGGCGACCACGGCATCGAGCGCGGCGGGCGCCCACTCCAGGCCGCCCAGCTCCTGCCGCGCGCGCTCGGCCAGCTGCTTGAGCTCGTCGTCCGACAGGCTCTTGAGCACATAGACCGCGGCCCGCGACAGCAGCGCACCGTTCACCTCGAACGACGGGTTCTCGGTGGTCGCGCCGATGAAGGTAAACAGGCCGCTCTCCACGTGCGGCAGGAAAGCGTCCTGCTGGCTCTTGTTGAAGCCAGTTACAGTACGTTGCACCCGTTGTAAATCAATGGCTTGTCGTGCACGTCTGCGGATTTTTCGCACAAATACCCCGTTTTCATGCACAATTTTTTGCACCACGGATTTTGATTGTGCAGCACAGGGCTGTCGGGGCCTGCACACTCGCCCAAAGTTAGGTGCTTGGGACTCACAAAAATAGAAAGGGGTCACTGTGTCGGTCTACCCAATCAAGTACAAAGTTTTGAACAAGGAGACTGGCCGCAAGGTCAGCGTCACCAGGTGGCGTGTCCAGATTCGCAAGGGAGGTGAGAACATCTCCAAGCTCTTTGATGAAGAGTCTACCGCTAGGTCATGGGAAGAGCAGGAACTTCACCGCATCAACACTGGTGTTCCTCAGAATCTCATTTTTGACATGAAGTATCAACTTGAGATGCCGAACATGCGGCAGCTTCTCAAGGACTACTTCCAGCAATACATGAGCAAGCAGGCGGCCTCTTCATTCAAGACCAACCAAAATCGTTGCCTTCGTGCTATCCCTGCTATCCCCATCTATCTCAAGGATCTTGGCCCAAAGATTGACAATTACCGCTATCAAAGCACCGTGGTTGATGCGATGCTGAAGAAGACCTTCAATAAGGACTTCATTGATTTTGGCGACTTCAAGATCGACACCGTAGACTTTTGGCTTCTGATTGCCTACATGGACTCACGAAGAAAAACAGGCATCAAGAACAACACCATCTTGCGTGAAATTTCCACTATTAGCAGTGCATTTGAAAAAGTCTACAAGCTTTATCCTGAGAAATTTCCACACGGACTAATGAACCCAGTCAAGATGCTTCCGAAAGGTGAAAAGCCCAAAGCATATCTTGGCCGCAAACGGGTTCTATCTGATGATGAAGCCGTCCAGATTGCCGAATGGATGAAGCTCAAAGCCAATCAAGAACCCTACTACCTTTTTGTTACCTGCCTTGAATCGGGGGCACGTAAAAGCGAAGTGCTTGGTGCTCAATGGGAGAACGTGAATCTTCAACTTTGGTCCATTCATATCCCAAAGACTAAAAATGGCAAGCCAAGGGACATCATGATCCCCGACGATGAAGATTTTAGGGAATGGCTTAAAGCAAACCGTTTGGCAAAGGGCCCCATCTTTAAGCTCACAGCTTGGAATTTTAGACAGTATTGGGTAGATGCATTGAAGGCTCTAGGTCTTTATGACGATCCAGACACCCGGCTTCACTTTCATGACACACGCCGCACTGCACTGACCAAGTTGATTCGTCAAAAGAAGTCCAACAACTTCCAGATCGCCAAGGAAATGGGTGTTTCACCTCAAACTGTTGAGCAGACTATTCAGAATATGCCTGACAGGTTGGCAGAGATATTCGCAAAGCTTCGTTCGGGACAAGCGTTGAGTGAAGAAGAAATTATGCTTCTGGCTGGACATGGCTCCTCATCCACGACCAACATCTACTACGCTGACAGGAACTAATCGCTGATAACTGATTGTCTTTCATCTTAAATAGATGAGAAAGACGGTTGACGCTTATTGTCTCACCCAATAAAGTACCATCATCAACAAGCAAGAACACTGTAGTAGCTTGTTGAGCACCTCAAGCGACTACAGTACAACCTTACTTACACTGGAGAAATTTTATGGCAGAAGCCAAGAAGCTGACCCTTGCTGAGATTCTGGAAAAGCGCAAGGAATTCGAAGACATGGTGGCTGCTCAACTGAAAGCAGAACGTCCCGCTGCACTGGCTGGTGTTCTGGAGCAAGTGAAGCTGTTCAACTTCACTGCTGAAGAACTGGGCTTCCATGCTACCCCTTCTGACAAAGCTTCTGCTGGTGGTAAGAGTGGTTCCGGTGTCACCCGCAACATTAGCAAGCCTCTGAAGTCCACCAAGGGTGACGAAACCGGCGTGTGGCTGGCTCACCCACCGAAGTTCTTGGAAACCGAAGGTGCTTTTGCTGCTTATAAGTCGGGCAAGTCCATCGACGCTTGGCTGGTCAATCCAGCCGACAAGAAGGCCAAAATCAACTTCCTGAAGAAGTTGGCAAGCCGAGAAGGCAAGGTTCCCAGCAAGGAACAACTTCACGACATCAGCGAAGCCGACTTCAAAGCAGCATAAGCTTTAAGCATGACTTTTGACAAAAGCACCTTCGGGTGCTTTTTTCACTTTTCTAGTTAAAAACAAGGCAGAGACATGGTAGGAATTATTGGAATGAAGACGGTCACACGCTCAGGAACAATGGCGGCGAAGTTCATACCGTCTATGTACATTCTCTTAGAGGACGACCTCGCAATACATGTGATTGATTGTCTGTATAGCAGCGAAAACCTACCGAGAAAATACATCCTATCTGGCGTTTGGCGAAACCAAGCTTCTTGCCTTTATGGATTTCTTACCTACAGCGCAGAAATAGAAGCTCTCAAAATACCTTCCTTCGGCATTGTGGCAATAGGCGACGGAGACATCGGTGAGCAAGAAGTTCAATCCAGCATCGCCGGAGCCATAAAAGGTGACTATAAAAATGCTGGACAAGAGAAGATTGCAGAGAAAATTGCAAGCTGCACCACGTGCTTCAATCTTTTACTACGCCCCGCTGGAGTGAAAGGACACCCCGAATACAACCATAAGAAGTGGTTCGAAGAAATTACTCCAGAAATGGTTTCATCAGTAAATTCAAAAATTCAGCACGGATTTATCAGCGATCAACGTCATTTATCCTCACTTTTTGAACTCATTGAATTTTCAAAGTCGATAACTGACAATCACCCAAAAATCAAAAAAGGAAAATCTAATCCAGATTACCACAGCTACTACGACATAATTAAAGAAGAATTTAAGGCAAGCAACACCGACGACAAGATGAACCTCCTTCACTGGTACATCCTAAGTTGCATAAAGCATTACAACCCTGATAAATGGAACATTTACATCAGAGAAGTACGAGAGAAAATTGACACCATCTATCAAGAGCACCGACAGCGGTTTATAGATAGCGATTTTGATTTTAGATGAACTTCTTCAGAATACGCCACTTGAACCATAGCAAACTTGACATGGTTAGATAGCAAGCACCTACGGGTGCTTTTTATTGCCAATTTGACTTTATCAAATAAATTTCGTAAAACATTCTTAGAAATGAAAAATGCCCTCAGTTGGAATCTGAAGGCATTTAGAAATTCAGGAACTTGAAGAGGCTTGGCGGCTCAACCTGATGAGAATATTAAAACGTATTTAAAATCAATTGTCAATATCTAACTAGAAAACGTTCCTGAATTTCGCAAGAAATAAAGGACTATCTTATGTTTACTAGTTTTATTGATGCATTGCCAGAAAAAGTCAGAAGCGCCGAATTTAAAGATGAAGGTACAAGATTTAGAAAACGAGAGAAGGCTTTGGCCTATCGTTATGTAGAACTGAATCAACTCTACAAGAAGTTCATTGCTCTAGACATTGATGCTCCAGGATCTGCCTATCGCTGGGATGAACGAGGACTACCCCCGCCGTCAATCGTTATCATCAATCCAGAGAACACCCATTGCCACTATTTGTACGAGCTGAGGACGCCGGTCTACTACACAGAAGAAGCACGCAGAGCACCCCAAAAGTTCTATGAAGCAACAGACATCGCCCTGACCAACCTATTAGGGGCGGATCTGGGCTTTACAGGTCACTTGGTCAAGAACCCTACTCACCCCAGTTGGCGCCGAATCTGTCACCAGGTCAGCTACGACCTTGAAGACTTTCAAGAGTATGGAGTTGATCTCAGGGCCAACAAGCGCAAGTTGGCATTATGTGATTCAGGTATTGGCCGAAACACCACCATGTTTGACACTCTCAGACACTGGGCTTATGCAGAGGTCAAAAATCATGCTTTCCACGCTGCTTTCCAAGCTTCCGTGGACTCCAAGGCACTAGCTATCAACGAGCACTTCATTGACCACCTAAACGGCACTCTACCAGCCAAAGAAGTGCTCTCCACAGCAAAATCTGTTGGCAAGTGGACTTGGAAGCATAGAAACAGTATTGGCACTCAGAAGAACAGAGGTGTTCTTGATCTTCCTGCTGATATGCCAATCAAAGAGAAACAAGCTCAAGGCGCTGTCTATACAAACATTGTTCGTACTGAAGCCATTGACGACACCATCAAGTCAGCTATTCACATATGCAAGCAACGAGGCTTGAGCCTGACATCTGGTAATCTAGAAAAATGTGGTTTAGCCAGAAGCACATTCTCGAAGCATAAAGAAGCAGTCCAAAACTGGGTAAGACTTCTGACTACATAACTAGTCGTATGGGTTCACTACGGTGTATATCAGATAGTTACCCCATCTATCGGGGTGACGGGCAGCAAGAATTCCGCAGGACTTTCATCAAGAAGTCTTGATCCCGACAGGGAATTTTCATTAAAAGTTAATTTCCGAAGGACCGGCTTCAATAGAAGCAAAAAATTGGCGGAAATAAAAAAGCACCCGAAGGTGCTTTGATTTTGCCGAATGATCGTTTCAGCGAGGGAGAAATGAAATTCCGCATTGATTGCAGAGATAGCCACGATCATTGAATGTCTTCCACACTGGAAAACGTTCTTGGTATTCCTTGTTCCTCTTCATGTAGGCACGAATCTCCCATGCCCACCAAGCCAGCAGACCCAAACTGATCGCCATCAGGGGGGACTTGCTGAACAGCCACGGTGTGGATGCAAGAGCGAGAACACCTCCAGCAATCATCTCCAGCTTCTTGGGCTTCTTTGGCGGGGCAAATCGTGCCGCCAATGTCGTTTGACTCATGCTACTGCTGGTTCCAGTGAAGACACCTGCACCATCAGTCCCGAGCCCCATCCCGTTGATAGAACCGGTGCTATACGTGGTTCCCGATTGAAGAACTGCGCGGATAGCCTGCGTGTGGTCACTGCCACATTTCGGACACTGGGTTGCCATTGATTCCTCTCATGTTCAAGGTTGTCCGGGTAAATCGCTGGCATCAACAAGCTGTTCTTCCAGCTACCCATCATCAACCCAACCTTTTGGGTTGATACTCTACTTTAACGCATGTTCATCTTTTTGGGTTGACAGACAACCATATGGGTTGTCAAAAATCGCATGGAGAGAGCATGGCTATGGAGAACAATCAACACGGAGAGCTATTCAAAAGCATAGGCCGCACGCTGGCGCAGCGGCGTGAAGCCAAGGGCCTAACCCAAGACCAGGTCGCTGAAGCCCTCCACATCGGCACAGAGGCCGTGTCTCGCATGGAGCGAGGCATCACCATGCCCACCGTCCAGCGCTTGGCAGAGCTTGCCGAGGTCTACGGCTGTGGGATCGATGAGCTACTGATAGCGAGCAGTACCAGGACCGGCGACCAGGCCGAACTGATCTCGCAAATCCTCCAGACTCTTCCTGAAGCGGACAGGGCCATGATTGTTGAAGTCGTTCAGAAGATCGCTGCCCGTTTGAAGGATCGGCTCTAGAAGCAAAGAAGGCTATGGATTATGGACGATATGCGTTGCATAACGGCATGCTTTCCGTGGATAACTCTACGAGTTACCCACCGCACACGCCTCCGGCCATAAGCTCCACAGCCTGCGACTACATTGTTTTAATGATTGACTGGTAGAAATACAAGACTAAAACCTTGGCTTCATTTTTGTACCTTGAGATGTGCCGCCATCTTCAAGGAACTTCTTCCTGAGAGCCAATATTCTGTTCTCCACGACTTTTACCGGCTGGTCGTGAGCACTTCTGATCTCAACAACCTTCTTATGGTTGAATGCCTGCGGAGTGTCATCCCCATCGGGAATACGCTTGCCGTGGCGGTGCCACTCCCTAGTGCCATCAGCACCTTCAACAGCAGGTCCATGTTCTCTGTGTAGCTGGCCTTCCTGATACCACGCCGCTGCGCCACTTGCAGCTTCAATTGCCGGCCCATCAACTCGGTGCAAGTTGCCATTGATATACCAACGGCAGCTACCATCGGCATTGACTACCGCAGGTGCTCCCTCACGGTGCCTCTCGCCGTTTAAATACCATTCTTGACTGCCCTCACCCCAGATAACAGCGGGGCCATCCGTGCGGTGCAATTTTCCATAAACATACCAAGACTGTGTGCCGTCATCCTCAACACAAGCCGGCCCATCTTCACGATGAAGTTGATCGTTGAAATACCAAAGTTCTATTCCACTTTCTTGATAGCGTCCATTCTTCATACATACCTCCTCCTATTAATCTTGCTCTTAACCTAGCAAGATCGAAGAAGAAAACAACGCCATTCGGCTATCGGATCTTGAGCACCTTCGGGTGCATTTTTTACGACCCTACGTTTTCCTTGGCCCCACCAAGAACCAGTTCATGGAACATTTCCATGAAGAGGCGTACAGTTCGCTTCATTGATTGACGACATGAAGAAATCAATCAAATACAGCGACCAACTTGCAGCCGCAGCGATCACCCACTTAATAACCTACCTAGTGCATAGGGCACTTGGAAAGGAGGGATTAAACATGACTTAGAACATAAAAGGAATTTATCATGGACATGAAAGAACAAAAAAACCTTCAAACCAATATTTTCTTTCGTAACGCCGATGCACTCACCGGCCTTGCCGAAATTCAATCCAGCTTCGTTGATCTGGTGCTGACTGACCCACCTTATGGCATTGCTGATAGTGCCAAGCTCACCAAGAAAGGCAGCAAGATCGTCACCACCAGCCAGGCATGGGGTGCTGACTTCCAAGATAGTTGGGCCACCATTGACGACTACTACCAGTGGCTCAAGCCCTTCATTGCCGAGTTCGTCCGCGTGCTCAAGGACAACGGCTCCCTCATCCTCTTCCTGGACCGGAAGTACACCGGCTTGATTGCTCACTACTTGGAACGTGACTTTGAGCTTAACTTCAAGAACAAGATTTATTTCAAGAAGAAGAATCCTGTTCCCAGCATTCGCAAGAACAACTACCGCAGTGCCATTGAAGAAGCTGTTTGGTTCACCAAGGGCAAGCAGTACACCTTTAACTTTGGTGAGCAAGCTGATATGGGGCAGGTCTACGAAGGTTCTATTGGCAAGAAGAAGACCACCCATCCCACTGAAAAATATCGCTGGATGATTGAGCCTCTGATTCGGAACCACACCAAGCCCGGTGACGTAGTGCTAGATGCCTTTGCAGGTTCAGCCACAACCCTTTTGGTGGCCCAGCAGTACAACAGGCATGCCTTCGGTTTTGAGAAGAACACAAGCTTCTACCAAATGGCTAAGGAGAGGATTCAGCTTGAGCTTGGATTCCCTAAACCTGGTCAGGAACTGCTACCAAATGTGGATGACTTGGTGGCCGAACTGAACAGCCATCTGGACATGGCGTAAGGAGAGCAGCTATGAACAACATGACCTGCCTCCAATACTGCATCAACGGCATGAGTGACCGTATTTTCAGCTTCGCCAAGACCAAGGAAGGCAAAGCATTGGTTGATGCCTTCAAGAAGCTCATGTTTATTCGTGAGAATCAAATCAAAGAGCTTCTGATTGCCTACAACAGCTACTTCATGGTTGCGGCTGTCATGCGGCTCAAGGGCATGCCTCAGACACCACGATCCGTGATTGAGTTCATGGCCTCTGAGGAATTCGCTGTCTTGCAAGATGAAGTGACAAAGACGATTGAGGATAACTATGCCATGCTTATGTCCTGCTTGGGTAGGAAGCAGAAGCGAAAGCTTGATACATTGTTCTCATAAAACAAAAGCACCCAATCGGGTGCTTTACACTTTATCATTTGCGGCAAGAGTCTATCCGCACCATCTTCCTGTTCTTGATAATTTCATCAACTTCAGGCGTAAGTGTTTTATGTAGCTCTAACATAGCAGCCGGCACTAAACATCCTTCAAACCAATATTCTTCAATTCAATTCTCACCGCTACCTTTGATGACCGCCGGCCCATCTTCACGATGAAGAAGACCATCCTTCATCCACTTCTTGACGGTGTTGTTCACCACACACTCCAACTTTGGTTTCATGCTGACCTTCAAGACAAAGACAGCTTCAGTCTAGCGTGCTCTTCAAAGGTTGATCTATGCCGTCATGTCAGTCAAAATCATATGAATTTAACTAGACATAGCCCAGCATGAGCAGGCAACTTCAACTTAGACACATCGTAGGTCAGCGGATCGCCCAGAAGCGCAAGGATGCGAAGCTTGTTCAGAGAGAGGTTGCTGAACAGATGAACCTCAGCACCGAAGGCTATGCCAGGTATGAACGTGGCGATAGTTCCCCCGATGTTGAATTGCTAGGCAAGCTTGCCAAAATTTTTGAGTGCTCTGTCGCTGAACTGGTGACTGAAACCAGTACCGATTTGAATGCTCAGGCCCAGCACCTAGCCAACCTATTGGACGGTCTAGGCAGCAGCGATAGAGATGAGGTAGTGAAGATCGTTGAAAGTGTTTGTGCCGTTGCCCATAAAAAGTACAAAAAGAGCCTCAAACCATGAGACAGATCGGCTTTGACAGGAAATTTGGCCTTCTTGCACAAGAAGCACACCTCACAAAGAACACCCTGCTATCCGGTTTTGACCTTCTTCTGAAAGCCAACTTCTTCCAGGACAAGGATGGGTATTTTTATTCGGCTTTCTTCCACATTTCCATCGGCATGGAACGTGTGTTGAAGCTGGCAGTGGTCACGCATTTCATGCTGACCAACAACTACCAGACACCCACCATCAAGCAACTCAAGAACCAATTTGGGCATGACATAGCCACCCTCTACGCTGAGTGTGTGAAGCTTATGCCGACCTACCTCAATCCACAGGCACCGGCGCCGAGTTTGAGCGACGAGGATCAGGCATTGGTGGACTTCTTCACTGAGTACGGTGTTGGCTCCCGCTACTTCAACCTCAATGAGATATGCGAAGCCAAGATGGATCGAAGCCCACTCTACAAGTGGCTCGATCTCGCCAGAACCACCTATGAGGACTACACACCCGGCCAGATGCGCGAGAGGTCCGCATTGAACCTTATGTACCGCATGGACAGAAAGGGACCACCCAACGGCTTCACCACCCACCTCGATGAACACGGACACCCCATGATGGTGTTTGACTGCCTGCACCGCCAATATGTCATTGAGAAGAGTGCTCCATTGGTAATCTGGAGACTCATTGAGGTGCTGCAACCCATCTACTTCCTGCTGGAAGGCATGTCTCACAAGGCGAGCGAATACGAAGCAGCCAATGGAATTTCCGCTATGGTGATTCCGCACTATGAAGACTTCTTTCCCTTCCTGCTGGCTGATAGAGCAACTATCAAACGTAGGAAGAAGTGGTTGGACATCTTCAACAGCTAACTTCCCCTGGCCGGGAGGCTCCTACTTCATTTCCGAGCCTGGATCAGCCTCAGAAATAAAGCAGGCCCATGTGAAGACCAACAAGCACCTTCGGGTGCTTTATTTTTCTAGCAAAGCGAACACGCTAGTGAGAACGCCTCGTCGTTCCTCAACCACGTGAGGCCGGGGCCGCCACAAGGCGTGTGCGATACAGGTACATCACTCAACACTCAAGCTGCCTGCTTTCAGCCCATTCTTTCGCACGATGGATTCAAGCACCACTTGAAGCTCTTTGAGCCTCTGGGCCTCATCCGAAATGCCGAAAGCTTGAATCACATCCCTCAAGTCTGCTACGGATACCTGAAGGTCATCTTGAGTGCTCACGGTGGTTTTATCGTAGTGAAAAATCGTCAT